CACAGAGCAGCGCTTCAGCGGGGTCAATCGGGCAAGCATACCCATCCACCTGCTCAATCAAATCAAACTCGCCCATCACTCGCCAGCCTTGTCATACACAAGCACCGAGGTCAGCAAAGACATCACACCGGCAAGCGCAGCAATCCCCGCAACCTGCGCCCAGTCCACATCAATAACATTCAAAACCTGTGAACCCGTGATCACAGCAATAGCGGTCTGCGCCACAGTCTTGATGGCACGCTCCACCGAATACTGCAAATAACTTTTCAACTTATCCATCAGGGTTCTCCTTCTTCTTGTCCTCCCACACAGCCCCGAACACATAGGTGGTGAGAATGAGTGTAATCAAAGCAACCCCACCGGTGATGAGGTCTGAGGTCGCACTGTCATTGTTCAACAGCACAGCCACTGAGCCACTAATCAGCATTAGCGAACCCAGCACAAACGCAACGAAAATGTAGCGCCGCCTAATCTTCCATGAAGGTTTCATCCAAGCGCTCCTACAATCCAGGGCATTACTGCCGCGACCAAACCGAACCCGCCAACAGCCCAACCCATACGCATCTCAAGCTTACGGATCCGCGCCTCATGGTCATCAATCTTGCTCTCCGAGTCAGGGAGGCTGTTAGCAATCTTCTCAAGCAACCGGCCCTGCCGTTGAACCTCAAGGTAAATATCTTTCATTGAAACCTTTACCGCCACAGTGTCAGTGTTCTCAGTCACCATCCACCCCTGTTCAAGAACTTCTGCAAACCAATCACAGTGGACTTGCCAGCCACCCCATTGATACTGCCCCTGTAAAACTCATCAAACTGCAACATGCGTTGAACAGCAGCCCAAGTTTGCCTACCGATAACACCATCCTCAGTGAGCTTAGGTTTAGGTGTGGCCTTGACAGGTTCAGCGTTAGCGTGACCGAGGATACTTTCAGGATCAAAATCAGTGCCCCAACGCTGTGAGCGCCTAGTTTCAAAATGTAAATGAATCCCTGTGCTTGCCCCAGTCGTGCCAGTATGAGCGATCACCTCGCCACGTTTGACCTTCGTGCCTTTGAGCAAAGGTGAGGGTTCCCGTAGGTGATAGTAGACAGTCCACACACGAGGGTTCTGGTGCTCCAGAATGAGGGTGTACCCGCCACCAGTGCGCTTGTTCAAGCTCACGCCCTTATGAACCACCTTGCCATCAGCAGGCGCACTGATAGGGCCGTTATAGCCAACGTCCACGCCACGATGTTTCTTCCGCCTCCCCGTGATCGGGTGCTTGCGATAACCCCAGGGGGATCTAATCGTTTCGCCAGCAGGCCAGGGGTTAGACAGTTTCATCAGACAGAAAGCCCAAACGCAACCTGCACCTCATCCACAGTCAAACCGAGCGCTTCAAGCTTTGCGATAGCGGAAGCCTTAGCATCCACAACTGCTTGCTCATCGTTAGCGATTTCTTTCTGCACCGTAGGCCAAAGCTTCTTCAACTCTGATTCCGTAGGCGCATCACCATCAGATAGCCACGTTAGCCCCGAATAGTTGTCACCGTTAAGAGTCCACTCGGACTCAGGATAACGCCTAGTTAGTATGTGTGAAATGTCCATTAGCCCGCGACCTCCATAGCCGTAATCGTTGAAGCTGTGCGCCCGCCATAAGCCGTATTGTTGTCCGAACTACTACGGTTCACATAAACTGTGCTGGTGTTAGTAATAATTTGGAGCTTATACACCGTCGCAGAAGTCGTGTTAGGTGAGTCAAGAAACTGCATAGACCTATTTCGTGTGTCTGTATTTACGCCAGGATAAGTGTGTGTGGTGGATTGTTTCTGACTAGCCAATCCAGCATCTCCAACAGCAATAGGAGTGGAGTCACGCATGAGGCGTACTTGAACCCCTGCCGTGTTCGGGAGGCCCAGGTTAATGCTGAAAGACACAAGCACCTTACTCGAAGTGGCTGCGGGTGTAAGGGTGAGGGTCAGGTCTGTCACATCCGCGAAAGTTGTGCTAGTAGTGCTGAACGTGTCTGTCTTGGTCGCAGAAAGAACCTGCAAAATAGTGCTCTGCCCTACACTCGTGAAAGCTGAACCGTTATACACCTCGACACCGTTAGTGTCCTCAAGGTAAGTCACCATCCCCTCGGAGGGGGAGGAGATTGCGGCGGTGCGTGCGGAAGAATCTGCAAACACCATCACAGACTGATCTGACACAACGTTCAGTTCGGCAGCGGTCAAAACTTGACCGGCAACAAACACTTCTCTCGGCAAAATATCTCCTAAATACTAAAAGGCTAAAACGCCTGCTCCGCTAAGTTTACCAAACACCGCATCATCTAAGACAAATAGTGAAGTCTGTAATGAGCCTACCCCCACAGTCACAACGTGGTCATCAGCGGTCACTTCATGCCCCAGTGAAATCACAAGCCCATAACGCTCAATGGCAGATCCCACACCGTTCGGCGTAAACTTGATTTGGATTACCGAACCCATGTCCAGGGCAAGCATGGAAGTTTTCTGCAACTCAGTGAGGTTGCTCATATCCACTGCGAGCCGAGCGAACCGATATTCAGGCTCACCGTAACGCCCCACAAGGAAATCCGCGTAACCGCTTACCTGTGTGGCATCAGAAAGCAAAGTGTCCACATTATTCTCAAGGATCCCGTAACGGGTCTGAGATAGCGCATTGTTAGCTGTGGAGCTGTCAGTGCCGTTAGTCACCGTCACCTGGTTATACAACTGCTCAATCCCATACTCAACCTGAGCAGGAGCAAACGGAATCCCAGAACCATCATCCGCAAACACAGTGACACTGCCCGTTGTGGGTGTGCTGAGCCGGTCTTTGAAAGCCACCCGCCCCTGCTTATCAATGAAGAACAAACCGCCCTCAGACAGTTCCACCTTCTGCAAGTAGGTCAAAGCGTTACCGGCAAACGTGTCAGTGCCTAGCGTGGAAGCACCTGTGGCAATGTCTCGCTCATCACTAGGCCAATCCACTGAAGCCATGTCGAGAACAGCGCTCACCCGCGCCCCAGACTTCTGTTCAGTGGCAGTGCCCGCAGTGAGAACCTGTTGCGCTAAGAAAGTTAAACCATCAGCGGCCTCAAGTTGTGCAATGGACTGCCCGCTTTCATCATAAGCAAGGTTCCAGTCAGTGACAGTGCCCACATACTGTGTAACCCCATCAGCCTTCACCCGCACCTCACGCCTGGGCACAATGTTGCCCGCATAAGGTGAAGAAGTATAGAGAGGGTCAAAGTCGCGGTTCGTGTTATTGAAACTAACACTTAGAGCGCCCGCGCTAAACCTGTCAAGGTCGCGGTTCTTGCCCCTGCCTATGCTCAGCCCGCGCACCTTAGAAGTTACGTCTACGAAATCCACGCCGCCTAAAACAAACTCGGTGGAACCTATAACGCCAGCCACAGGGTCATCAAGGGTGAAAGCCTTAGACAACCCCAGTTCAACAGTGACCGCCATTAGGCACTCGCAAACACAGGGCCAGAAGTTCTCTCGTAGCGCTTTATTTCACGAATAATCTGCTCGCCTAGCGCCTTACCGTTAGCACCCATCCCAGCGTTCACATTGATAGTGATATTAGAACCGCCCAGGGACTTGTTCGCGGTGATGTGCCCACCGCCCGCAGCAGGCGTGAAAATCTCCGGCCCCATCTCACCCACCAGGTAACTAGACCCGCCAGCGACAGGCCCACCAGAAGCCCTACGCCCACCAAGCGTGCTCGTATTTATCGCAGAAAGGTCTACACTATTCAACCCGCCAGCAGCCTTGAACCGTTCAAACGCATCCCTGGCCCTATCAAACAGGCCAGCAAGTTGGCTAAGAACTTCCTTCAGCCTCAGCATCGGGTTCAACTGTAGCTCCAACATCTTGATAAACCCACCAGAGTCCGATTCCCAAGCGCCCAGAGAACCAACAGTTTCATCCACAAAGAAAGTAATGTCGGACATGATGCTTGCCATGTCACCGATCATGGGCAAAATGTTATCCAGGGTGCCCTCAAGCAGTGGACTCAAAGCAAGAACAAGGTTCCCCAAGCTCTCAATCGTTTCCTCAATCTCAGGCCACATATCCGCAAAAGCCTGAATAATGTCAGCGAGGATTTCACTAGTGATGAACTTATTGACAGCATCAAATATCTTGATGAAGCCCGTTTCAATAGCGGGGCCGTTTTGTTCCATCCACTCGATGAAACTATCTAGGTGGGGGGAAACATTTTCAAGGATTGCCGAACCAATCTCCAGCAAACTATCCCGCGCCGTAGCCATAGCCACATCAAACTTGAACGCAGCAGTATCAGCAGTGATCCCCAGCGCCTCATCCAGCACGCCAGTCTTATCCGCCATCTGCTCAAACACCAGCGCGTTATCCTCAGCGCTCGCACCCATCAAGTCCAGCACACCAGACAGGGCGCGAATATTCCCGAACACCTCAGTGGTTGCCTCTATATTGCCATCAAACGCATCGGTCAAAGTTTCAAGGGTAGAGAACAACCCCTTCTCTTTGATCTGCTCCCGCAGGCCCGCAGCAGACAAACCCATTTCGGCAAGCGCCTTATTAGCCCCTTCTGTGGGCTTTGCAAGCGTGGCAAGGATCTGGCGCAACTGAGTCGAAGCAGTAGCGGCATCAGTACCCGTTTTGGACATGCCCGCAAGCGCGGCACCCACCTGGTCAAAGCTCACACCCAAGTTAGAAGCTAACGGGAGAACCTGCCCCATCGCCCCAGCAAGCTCAGCCGGTTCTAGCTTTCCAAGCCTGACAGCCTCAGCAAGAACATCCACAGCCTCAGCGCCGCCCAAGTTTGACTCGCCATAAGCGTTCACCGCCGAAGTAGCAAGATCCGCAATGGTCTTAGTGTCACCCAAACCGATAGCGGCACCCTTCAACGAGGCCTCAAGAACCTCAGTAGCCGCAGCGCCACGCAAACCAGCCGAGGTGATAAAGAACAGCGCGTCAGCGGCCTCGATGCCAGACTTGCCAAACTGTGGGCCTAACCTCCTAGCCGCATCCTCCAACACACCAATCTCATCAGCCGTAACACCCACAAGACCCTGAATCTTCGCAAAGCTTGTTTCAAACTGTGAAGCCTCACGCACCGATCCCACAGCAACAGCAGAAATAGCAGCAGCCGCAACCCGCCCCACATCCACCGCAAAGTTCTGAAAACTAGCAAGGGCACGCTGAGCGCCCTGCAAACCCTTAGGATCAAACTTAGTAACCAGGGGAATAAAAATAGCCATTATCTAGCCCTTAATCGTTGTAGGTCATTTGTTGCATCGCGCATGAACTGGGCAATAGCCGCCTTACCCATGCCCTCAATCCTTGAATGTTTCTTCAACGCGCTATCAAACACAAAGAACCCACCCTTGCCCCTAATCGGTTTCGCAGCCTTGATGCCCGCATTGAACGCACGCCCCTGGCCCGTCACCCGATGCTGTTGCCCACCATAACCGCCACGCTCATACACCTTTGAAAACTGTGAACCAGGGCGCTTGCTCGAACCCGCAAGCTCCGCATAGTCAAAACCGATACCTCCAGAACCGCGGGTGCCACCAGTGAACTTCATACCCAGCAACCGAGTCCCGCCGCCCCTCGACTTCCCAGGGGTGAAAGACACGGAAGCTCTCGGGGTGCCAGTCCACCTGGTCACACCGTTATGGTTCATACCAGGTAGCGGTGCCTGCGGGGGAACCTCACCAGCAATCTCTTTAGCAATAGGAATAATGCGGGCACGCATCTGCTTCCGCAACTCATTCACAGCCTTACGATCCAACGAACGCAGCTCACGGGTTACAGAAGCGACACCCTCAGCACGCATTGTTGTAGAAAGCAAGACAGCTCCAATCCTGCCTCTATTCTATCGCTTGCCCTTGCGTGGCTTCCTAGACTGATTACCCTTAGCAATGAGGGCGCGCTGAATAGTCCACAACATCCGAGGATCCAGAGAAGCTAACTCATTAGGGCTGATACCAGTCTCAACCGCAATCTGGGCAATCATCCAATGTGCGGAAGTTTCACCCAGCCCCTTTATGCTTTTGGGTCAGAAGCCTCTACGCCTTCCACAGACTCAACCCACTTATCAAACGTGTGCTTGCTCTCACCAGTGCGCTTCAGAACATGCCACGCCAGCCACAGCAAGTGCGTGATTTTCATGTCAGCGTTCAGACGGGCCACACTCAAATCAAAGTGCGCCTCAAACGCCACAAGGTCAGCAGCAATGCCACTGACCTCACGGTTTGTACCATCAAGGAAAGTTACTAAAAGATTGAAGTTCATACCTCAAACTTTAGCACTAACTAGCTTGTGGCGCGGGTAACTGCTCCCGAAATCGGAAAAGTCACATCCTGTGTAGCCAAATCCCCCACGTTACTCGAAAATGGAGTTATTTGTGTGCACAAAGCTGAAAAGGAATAAGACGGATTTCCAGCACCAACAGCAGCAGAGGTGGGCTTGATGACAATAGCAATCTCAGTGCCTAGTGCCGCGTGGAGTGTTTCATCGACAGCCGAGGCCGCAAAATCTTGGTGAAAACTCAAGGTCACAGAACCATCCTGCAATCCAGCAATGTAGGTGCGGGCTGCATCACCGAAAGCGGTGGTCTCAAGTTGTTCCCTGCTGATGTCCAATGTGACCGCAGCGAGGCTGTCACTGAAGTCAACAGTGTCAATGGTAATTTCAAAATCTGTAGCTGCGAAAACCGCCACGGTATCTCCTTATTCTGCGTAAACGACAACCGAAAACTCAGCTGCCAAATAACTTTGCTCACCTAATGTTATCGCACCGATGTTAGTCAATTCTTGCATCCTCACATCGAACGCTGCGCCCCCCAAAGTCTTATCTGACTGGATTGCGTTCTTCACCCCGCCCGCCCCAGTGGAGGCGTAAGCGTTCAACTTGGCCTGTGCTGTGCGTTCTGACACGCGCCCCACAATGACAGTGATGGTGAAGTTGTAAAGGGCTAGACCCTGCTTGAAAGCCTGATCGTAAGACACGCTGTTCAACGACACAACCGCCACAGGTGGGGAAGGGTTATCAGGGATGTCAGCCTTAGTTCTCAGCCCCGAAATCGTTGCGAGGTTAGTTGCTAAGCCGTCTCGGATTGTGCTGATGCTCACGCGGTTCTCATTCTCCTGAAGGGCATCAAAAGTTTCTCGACATCAGGATCTACGCGACCCACACGCATAACACCCAAATCCCCAAAACCCATCACACCTGTTGGAGAGTCGTACCGTTTGAACTGTCGCATGGAAAGAATGATGCACGCCTGCTTCACCGCTGTAGGGATAGAAGCGAAACCGAACACGCCCACGATCTGCACAGAAGCCTGCTGAGCCTCCACGTTGCGAGGCTGATAGATAGGGAACAAGTAGTCACCCACAGCGCTCACAGTGTTGAACGGTGTCTCAATACCGCCCGCTATCCCATTCAGGGGGGAAAGTTGAAAGTCTGAGGTTGTCCAAGTCTGATCGAACGTGCCATCACCGGCAGTGTCCACCTTCAAAGTTGTCACCGTTTGGATGTCATCAGTGTGAGTTGTCAGCGAATCGGTGGGCAGGTAAACCCTTGTGGCGCTTGTCGAGTAGAAGAAGCGCTCGCAGAACCCATCAATCTCACGCGATGCAGCCTCAATGCTTATCTCAAGCAGGCCGTCATCCACTGTGTCTGTGATACGCAAAGCGGCCTTCACGTCAGCAAGGGGCGCGTAGCCGTTTTCAATAGCCATGTAATCCTCCAGGTTCTATTCTATCGCGGGCAGTGTGCCTGGTTCGCCCAATAAGAAACCCCCCACCACCCATGACAGGCAGTGAGGGGTTCCTTGAACCGATAAGGCTTAGGCCATTGTCAGCTTGGAAATGTGCGAGCTACCGTTAGCGACACCGGCGGCTACGCGGTATGTGAACCTATAGCCGGTGATGTCATTTGCGAAGTACGCATCGGTGGAAACGCTTGTTGCGAGTCCGGTGGTTGCGATCTTCACCGAAGGCCAGTGACCGAAGAACGCGGCCTGGTTTCCAGTGGTAGCTGCATCCACAGCAGGGTTTTCGTAAACGGGGAACCCAAGCAGAGTTGCGCTTGCGTTGCCAGTCACAGAGGAAACGATTGGGTCGAGAATGTAGCGACCATCCGAGTCCTTCAGCTTACGGATCAGAGCCATAGTGCTTGGCGCGACCATAAATCCGGTGCCTGGCAAAAGTCGAACCATGCCATCAGTCGAGAAGGCAAGCTCAATCAGCTCATCAGCGGTGATAGCCGTTGCGGAAGCAGCGGTTACGCCAGCGCCAGCAACAGCCTCAACAGCTGCGTTCACGATGGTGTTCACGCGGGTACCGATAGCAACACCAGCGTTCTCGGCGATAGAGCTTTCGATGTCGAATCCAGCATCGCTGATCAGCTCGTTAGCAAGCTTCACGATGAAGCCCTGCTTGGCAGGCTGAAGGAGGAGAGAACCATAAGTGTTCTCGGACTCATCCATAGCAGCGCCAGCAGCAGTTTCCGTTGCGGTGCTGTAAGCGGTCATTACTGGAACGCGAAGGTCAGAACCCGAGTCGCGGTTGAAAACCTCAGAGGTCTCCAAGTAAGGGCCAACCAATTTAGCGAGCGCGTAAACGCGGTCAAGGAAGTCCACAGGAACAGTGTTCGCAGAAGGAACAAGCGTGGCACGCTTTTCCATCGTGAAGTCATGTCCACGGATTTCACCGCGAGCCATCGAACGGAACACATCGGCTGCGCCGCGTGCTTCCTCGACAACCTCAAGGCCACGCGAAGCTTCAGAAGCCTGTGCGAGACGGTCAGCGGAACGGCGTGCAACCTCAAGAGCCTCATCAGCTTTGCGGATGTCGCTTTCGATACGGTCAATTTTTTGCAACTCAGCGGAATCAAGTCCACGCGAGTCTGCTTCTGCACCGTCAATAACTTCACGGATCTGCATTGTCAGGTTTGCGCGGGCTTCTTCCTGAGTCTTGATGAACTCAGACATAGTATGCCCTTTCAATAGTTTGATTAGTTTGTTTCGCAGCGGTGATGACACTCAACTACTACCAGCAGCGATGACGCACAAATCCGGTAATCCCATTGTATAAGGTAGGCGTGCCTTTACTGTGGAGCTGTGGGGAATCGAACCCCAGTCCACCAAGTCACCGCGTGCGGATCTAACCTGCTGTCGAAACCATCCAGCCCCACCACAAGGGTAGCAAAAGAAAAACCCCCTCCGCAGAGGGGGCTTCTTGCAGGGAATCAAATTGATGTGGTCTTATACATTCTGCACTTCATGTTCGGAATGCCAGGGTTCCATCCGGCTCCCTCAATGCGGCGGTCAATCTTGGCGAGGATGCTAATAACTTCTTCCTTATCCATTTTCTGACCCTGATCGCGTACAATAGCGAGCTGACCGGCTTCGTTCAAGTGGATGGTTCCCCATGCTGTTTTGGTGACCGTGTTGAACATTTTCTTCCCTTTCGTTGTGATGTCTCTAGTGTATAGCCTACACACTATGAGCGCAACTCCAAACGCAAACTTGCCCCAGGAATGAGAAAACCCCCTGCCGGTGAAAGAAAGGGAAAGCCGACAGGGGGGAACTCGCTAACGCTGTTCGACAGCCTCCATGATGCGAGTTTCTTTCTCAGCCTGCTGAACAGTGCCCCTAGCGGGCTTCACCTTCTTCGGTGTCTCAGCAGAAGAATCATCCAACGCAACCACAGCATCAGCCATCTCATCAGCAAGCGCAGCAATCGCCCCAGAAACCGGATCGCCAGCAACCCGCAAAATAGCCTTCTTGATGTCACCCCTAGTAGCCATCACATTCCCATCAAAAGTTCGAGCTTCTTCTTCTTCAAAGCAAGCATGTCCAGATCGCCCTTAGACTCCTCAACCTGCTCCACAGGTGACAGCTTATCCAGCACAGTCGTAATGAGTTGCCGGTCATCACTGCTGATGTCCTCGCCACTCTCAATCTTCAACAGCGCATCAGCCAAAGCATCAGCATCCACATTGGCCCGTTCTGCAATCTTATCCCAGCCGCGCACCAAAGCGGTGCCGTTCGTTGTGGGATATGCGGGGAACGCGACACCAGTGGAAACCTCCATCAGGCGAACAGCGTTCAACGTGCGCTCACTGCCATCCTCATTCCAGGAGTCACCACCCGAGGGCACAGTGAAACCAAAGCTGAAGCCGGTCACATCGCCACGATTGATGAGCACCTTTGCATCGCGCCCTGCCTGAGTGTCAGGCAACGTGGCAGACACTTGCAAACCCTTTGCATCCTCGCTCAGCCTCAAAGTTCCAGCGCGAGTAGATCCCAACACAGTGGAGCTGTCGTGGTTCCATAAAAGTTTCACATCGTTACGGGTTTGCAGAGAAGCCTTGAAAGCACCAGGCGCAATGTATTCCCTGAACGGGAGAGGCTCCGAAGCCTCATTGAAACGGGCCGCATACCCAGTCAGGTGCATCCCGTCAGCTTCTTCGCGCACCTCAAAATCGGTAACGGTAACGCGGGTTTCCATCTTACTCAATGCTTGCCCCTTAGCTCGGCCTTCATTTTCTTCTTCTATTCTAGCAATGACACCCTCGGCGTAGTCCATAGCGCGTTGCGCTGATCGGCGGGAAGTGCCACCACCCCACAAAGCGATTGCCACAACACCAGGCGAGGGGAAGCGCTCATGATCGGGTGAAGCTGCGGGTGCATCAAAGTCCACCATGTGACGTGCAAGAAAAGCACGCAACCTAACCCATTTATCCGCTGTTACTGAACCGCCCGCTAACGCCCTAGCTTCTCGCACAGTCCTATCCAGTAGACCATCGCCAGAAAGTCCCTCAGCGTGCCACACAAGCCCTCTACGGGCACCCGCACGCATGTAAGCCGGTGGTGTCAAATCCACATCGCGCCGCTCAGAACGCTCAGACAAAGAATCAATCAGAGTCAGTGTGGAAAACTTGTGACCCACCAAAACATCCGAGGCGTTCCACACCATCTCCCCATCATCGTTCTCAGACTCACGCCACACACGAATCAGCGCAGCGGGGTCATCCTCAGTGCCATTGATACTGAAATCACTGTCAGGAACATTGATAGAACCGTCACGCTCAATGCTGGTGATCTGCCCGCGAGCCATCCCCCCAGAACTATCCCACTCAACAAAATCATTTACAGAAAGCCCATCGGGTTCAGCCCGCGCCTCATCGCGCCCCTGCCAAGCGTTGCAATACTGTCCACCGGCAACATAGTCATCCCAGCGCTCACAAAATGCGCGGCCCTCATCATCCAGCTTCTCCTCATTGAAGAAAATGCAGTTACCGCAAGCGCGACCCTCAGGCACATCCTCGCTAGTGGCGGGCCGGTAGTTGTCCGGTAGTTCTCTAGCTTCTGTCATCAGTCATTCTTCTGAATCTGTATAACGTGCATCACGGGATCGCCTTGTGAAGAAAACGCATAAAGCTCATCACCAGGGCGCAAAGTCATAGAAAGAGTTTCGCCATTATGAATGTGCAAGCCAGTTGTCGCAGTGACCGCGCTATCCCCAAGAAAAGAGGTAGTGCTTGAAGCGTGATCACCCTCATGGACAATCACATCTTGTGGCATGTTGTCAGCTGATGCAATCCTCACGCGGGTGCCCTCAGCGACTGTATATTGCGCGTTGGTCAGCGCCATCAAGTCACCTCATCCTTATACACCGAATCAGGATCCTCAGGGTCTACCTGTGCCACGCCCTGCAACTGCACTGAAGCCAAACCAGTGTGAGCCACAGCAGGCAACCCAATCATCTCCATAGCCTCAGCGGGGTCGAACCCAGCAAACACCAAATCGCGCACCATTTGAATCTTCTCGCGTTGCGCCTTCACGCCAGACTCAGACAGGTTTACGTTAGCCAAAGGAACCCGCACCGCGCTTGCAGCATCGCCCTCCTGTGGTGATAAGTCCTCGAGGCGGCGCACGTCATTGATTGCCAGGAACCCAGACTGCAACCCAGTGCTATACGCGCTGAACCGGCTCTGGATGTCAGCCCGCAGCAAACCGTTCATGTTGAACTTGATGAAACTCTCAGCGCCGCCAGGGTAACGCGACATAAGAGAACTCATCGCATCCTCAATCTTTGTCACATAAGGGCGCAACGTGTGAGTCACAAAACCGAGCATGTTCTGTTCAACGCTCGAATAAGTGTTTGTGCCAGGCAGGTTCAGCATGTGTGACGGTATCCGCCAGATCCGCGCAATATCCTCCACAGCCATCCTGCGGGCCTCTAATGCTTGCGACTTCTCTGGGTCTGCCTGTGTCGCTTTGAAGCTCGCACCACCGCTTAGAATCCCTGTGCGCCCACTCTTACGCCACCCCTTGTGAGCGTTATCGAATGAACCGCGCAAAGAATCAGCCTGCTCCAAAGTCAGCGCCCCAGGGTACTCAATGACACCCTGCAAAGTTGTGCCCTGCCCAAAGAAGGTAGCCGCGTAAAGTTCCAACGCCTTAGACAACCCCAGGTTCTCTTTCAAAGCGTGAACCCGCGACACGCCGCGCACCGTACCAGGGCGCAACAAGTCAGGAATGTAAAGAATCTGCTCCGAGGTTAGTGGCCTATCCTCGCCCTGCACAGTGAACACCAGCAAGCCCTTAGGGTTGCGGGTAATCTCCACAGTGTTTGGGTTCAACACAACCAGGTTCACAACCTCGCCAGCGCGGTTACTGAACACCCGCACAAAAGCGTTGCCATCAATGAGGAGCGACACCAGGAGACTGTTATAGAAAACAGCGTGCCCGTTGAAGTTCACATCAGGCTGGCCCACCCATGAAGGCTTAGGCCGGAAAGGTCTGCGGTTGCCATCAGAACGGAAGAAACAATCCACCGGCAAAGTGCTAACGGTGTCAGCGATTAGAGAAACAGCAGAGTGAACCGCCGCAATGGTGAGCGCGTTCGCCTCATCAATGTGGGTGCCTGACTGATTGCCCAAAGCAACGTCATCACCAGTCTCCCAAATTGACTGGAAACTAATTGCCCGATCTTCCCACAGTTTATTGAATACCACTTATCGCCCCAAAGCTAATCCGAGTAAAACTAGAACAGCGCCACCCACCACAAGCCCCACAGGGACAGAAATGAGCATCACGCCTGCAACGACTGTCGCTGCGCCTACTATTTGCAAAGTTGAACTGACCATCACACCTATCCAAAGAATTCAGGCACTGGTTCTAGTTTAGCGCCTGTGAGTGCCCTATCTACTGCAAGCACCATCGCAACAGCAGCATCAATCTTGCGCGGGCTGTTTCGAGAGTCTTTCACAATGCGTGGCCCCATGTTGTCAATCTTTGTGACCGCGTTGCTGAGGTGTCTGGCAAGTATCGGGTTACCGTCATGAATCAGCCTTGACTCCATCACAGCATCGAAAACCTTGCTACAGGCAGGCACCATTCTGCGGGCTGAGGTGCTAGGCCATTCCACAATGGGCACACCCTTCTCCTCCAAAACCTGCATCGAACGTTGCCAGCGGAAAGGGTCACACGCGACCTCGCGCACCTTAGGGTGAGCCTGACAGAAATCCAGCACAGTCTGCTCGACCTCGGCAATGTCCACACGCCAATCATCATCATGGATGTTCAAGTCTTTCTCCCACGACTTCACCAGAAACACTTTGACCGGCTCATCATCCTTAGGCACAACAGCACCCACAATGACCGAGGCATCCCCACTGAACGAGCCGTCAAATCCCAACACAATCTCATCATCAGGTGACACCACAAACTCACCCTCGCACGCCTCCCAGGATCCGGTTGGCAGCCACGACATTTGCGAACTCACCCACTGATTGCATCGCTTGGTTCTAAACTCAGCCTCAGGGGTGCGCCTCACAGCACTCTCAAAGTCGCTCACCGCGTTCAAATCCCCAAACCCAGGGTTCGCCTCCATCCAAGTCTCAGGGTTCTTATGATCGGCTTCTTCCGCTGACTCCCACCACGCCATGAAAAAACTAGGGTCATCCACCTCACCACGCGCAACCTTCTGCCCATACTGATACAACGAATAGGCAATTGAGTCGCGCCCTGTGCTATCAGCCTTCACCCCAGCAGTTGTGATGCCGATAAGTGTGGCGAGCTTCCCACGCGCACCCATAGCCAAAGAAAATGTGTCGTACAGATCGCGGTTCTTCTGAGCGTGAACCTCATCCATCACCGTCATAGTTGGTGACAGACCTTCTTTGCTATACGCCTCAGCAGACACCACGCGATAAACAGAACCCAACCTGGGCAACTCAATCGCATCCCGATAAAGCTTCGTGATTGCAGACAGTTCCTCGCTCGCCTCGATCATCCGCTTAGCATCTTGAAAGACGATGCGAGCCTGTTCTTTCTCGGCGGCTACGCTGTAACACTCCCCTCCTTTAGGCCCAAGAATCAAACCATAAAGCGCAATGACAGACCCCAGTGCTGACTTCCCATTCTTCCGAGGCATCCCCACAAGCTGCGACTGGTGACGATACCCGCCACCCTCAACAGCGAACAAGTGTTCGAGTAAGTTCACCTGCCAGGGTCGCAACTCCAAAGCCGCGCCAGTCTTACCCGCCACAGAATCCTTAGTGATAATCCCAAACGCCTCAGCGAATAACGAAACAGGTTCAAAGTGCCTACCGCGCCTAATCGCCTCAGCAGGAACAGGGGTCAGCCACCGAGGAGGCCAGCTACTCTGCTCCATCCTCAAACCTGCTCGCCCTGCGATCCATCAGCTCCTCAAGTTTCGATTTCGCCTTCACCTGAGTAACGCCGAGGCGCATACGATCTGTAGGGGTGAAGCCCAAAAGCGAAAGGTTAGACACAATCGCCTTATCCAACTCCCTCAACGCCTTCCGCTCGTGCCAAGCATCCATGTTAGTCAAAACATAATCGCGCAAAGCTTCCCGCTCATCAGTCATTTCACAAGTCATTTGCAAAAGCTCAATATCGGTTTCCTGGGAAATCCAAGTCTGGCCCGTAGACCAAGTACGCTGCCACAAATCAAGGCCATCATTCTCAAGCCTCCGCAAAGGCTCAGGAACGCGAGCAATCTCAATTACATCCAAAACACTGTTCTTCCCAGCGTGGCGAGAACCCACCAACTGTTTAGAAGCCTCAGACTTGCCAGGATTAGGCATCAATCATCTCCAATTTGTCAGACTTCCGAACATTGCAAATCCAATGGGCCAGCTTCAAGTTATTTAAAGTATCTGCGCCACCCTTAGCAATAGGCACCACATGGTCAAGGGTAGCCCCAAAGCGTGAAGTGCGAGGCAGTGACATATCTACAGGCTCAGCGCAAATATGACAAATAGAGTGATCGCGCTTAGCAATTTCCTCATGGGTGATTAGCTCAGAGGTTTTAGCGCCCTGCCTGCGAACAGTCTTGATCCTGTTGCGCGCCCTCCTAGCCTTCACTTTGCAATCGTCATGGTATTTATTGAAACCCGTGTAAGAAATTGGGAACACCATATCGCCACCACAGAAACCGCACTGCCAAATCTTTGTAGGCCCAGCCGCCTCCCGCTTAGCCCGAGCGCGCTCCCGAGAAGCAACCCTGTTAGCACCCACCTTGCAATCAGGGGAACAATACTTTACCGATTTCCATTTCCTCGTAACAAAGCCATCACCACAGAAACCGCACCGGATTGATTTAGGCACATTAGTTCCAGAACGCTTAGCGCGCAAAGCCTGACAATCCGCGCTGCAATATTCACCCAAGTCATCAGCGATGCAGAGATCCTTCCACAAGTCCCCGCAACCGCAACACATCATTCCTCAAGTCTACTCTGTCAAAACGGGCTGGCACCCTGAAAACCTCCAAAGCGTGCCTCTGTGCAAAGTGG